TGGTTGGTGCTAGGCCGAGTGACACGTTGAGGTATCCGACATCCACGGTCCATGTGAAGTTTTCAACAAAGTACGTAGCTGTTCCACCCCCAATGTATGACGGAACTGGAATGGTGACCTTTGAGCCACAAAATACGCCCAATAAGTTTGCTCGAGTAGCATCGGACATGTCTGGATTGGTCAGGGTGCAACTTACGGTGTCTGGTCGCCATACTGGGGACTTAAATCCTGCAATGAAACTGTTTGCCAACGTCTGTGCATCTGTCAGACTATTAAGTCTGGTGTCTCGTTCACCGTAACGTTTACCAAATTTGCCGATTGATGTTGAGTCACTAGCTGTGGCATCAGTGCCCGGTCGAGCCACTGTGATGCTGTTACCGATAGCAGTAAGTGATCGGGTGAAAGAGATTGATGAATCAATGTCACTGGTAGATAGTGAGAATGCTGAACGGCTGTTCCGGTCTGCCCGACGATCATAATAAATGTCACCTGTAGGCGAGTCATAAAATACGCCACCTGCACTCTGTGCCGCTTGTCTAATAACGTCATAGACATTATCGGTAGATGTCAAAGTGATGGCTGTGAGTAGTGCTCCACCTGTCTGTGGAATGGTAGTGGAATTGTAGTTGGGTTGGTTTGTTAATCCCCAGTCACTCATCATTGAAAGTATTTGGGCACCGGCATAATCAATGGAAATTGTTCTAGGTGTGCAGGTGTTCCATTCAAGCGTTCCGATCGCTGCCATGGCTGTGATGGTGTAGGTCGGTGTGCCGTTGCCGTTGCCGTAGTTACGGTACGAAAATGAAATGTCTGTGATGATGCCGTTGAACAGGTCGTAGTTGTAGCCACCAAGAATTAAATACAGTTGCAGTGGATCAGCGATCGTGGGTGGTGTGAAACTTGTGAGCGGTGTGAGTTGTACTGTCATGGTGCGACCGGTCGGCTGGGTTGTTGTGTCGTACCGTCCACCAGCAATGTTGATTGAGCCTATTTCAGCATGGTCTGTGTAACTGGTCGGAATTGTTGCCCCGTCAGTCAGGAATAAGGTCGGTGTCCATGAACTCATTAGAAAATTGTTCCGTTCAAGTTGACTTGGCCTGTGCGCAGGCTGGACTGGCGCATCAGTTGCTCAATGCTACGACGAGCTGATTCAGCATCCACAATGCCATTTAGATTAATCGTTGTATGGCTCATAGTTTTATTGCTTGTCGGCTTAAATTGTCCTAGGTCTTTTGGCACAATCCCAAAAGGATTGCTTGGTGTGCTATTTGGATTTAATGGTGCTTGAATTCCACCTTTTGGTGTCGTCAAGTATTTGCCAGCACTGTAGAGGTTTGGCGTGTGCTCAATGACATATTTCAATGGCCCAGGAATGTTATTCCACATGTCTTTCAGTTGAGAAAAAGCATTTACAGTTGCTGTAATACCGTCAGCAACCTTAGTGAATGCCACTGCAATGGTTTCGAGCGCACTGGCTCCCTCTTTACCTTTTGTGCCAGTAATTTGACCAAACAAGTTTCTGAACGCTTCAAACATTCTTTTAATAGATTCACCAAGTTTTGCAGCTGGTGAATTCTTATCCTTAGCGATGCCATTGAAACCATCACGGACCACTCCAAGAAATGGAACTAGCTTGGTTTTGATGTAGTTCAGCAAAATGCCGAGTTTAGGCAAGATTTTGTATCCAACTGATTCTTGGAACTCTTTCCAAGCAATGTTGAGACCGTCCACTGATCCTTGGAACGTGTTTGCCTGTGCTTTGCCAGCACCACCTGTGGCTTTTTGTGCAGCTTTAAGAATGTCGGTGAACTTCATGGTTTTGAGTTTGGCTTTATCAATACCAAGTCCAAGTTTTCCTACTGCAGTGTTTGACCCCAAGTATGCCTTTGATAGGGCAGTTACGACTGCATCAAGTGATTTGCCGGTTTGCGCTGAAATGTCGATAGCGGTACGGATAATCTTTTGAGACTTGGTCACAGATTTTGTGGCAATGACTAATTTGCTGAATGCTGGGCGCAGTTTGTCATCGATGATGTTGTACTGGTTTTGCAAAGCCGTGATAGTTGCTTCTGAGTCTTTAATTAGACCTTTTCGAGCTTTAGCATTGTTCTTAATTGTGCGAGCCAGAAGTACTTGTGACTTCTGATCCTCGAGCGCAGCAGTAATTGCAGACTTGCCAAACAGCAAAGCAGCGGCACCCATAGCAGCAAACGATGTAGCAATAGCCGTGCCCAGTACCTTGATACCATTTTTGAACATTTTCATGCGACGTTCTGCAGCACTCAAAGACTTACCAAAGCCCTTAGTGTCAGCCTTGAGACCTACATAAAGCGAACGACCCAAACCACTAGATGCCATTAGTAACCCCTATTCCATTTTGTAACAATGGATTCGACTGCTCTGTCCCATGCAGCAAATGCTGGTGGTGTGTAGTCACGAGCTGCAACGTCCGTCCAACCCGGACTCACATTGTCAGCCCAGTTCTGCATTTTGTCTGCACGGCCGCCCTTAATGCCTGTACGGTATGGACCCACAATGGTGCCATAGCGGATTTGAATACCAGAAGCACCACCAGAAAACCGTTTACGGCGTGAACCTACGGCAACCTTTGGGATGCGATCACGGGATACTCGAACGTCTTTGGCTAACTTGTCAGCATAGGGTCCAGCATGGCTACGGATGGCACGTTCTACAGATGGCTTTACAATGTCCGTGGCAATCTGTTTAGCCATTGTGCGTAGTTCATTGTTGGCTTCTTTAGGCAATCCTTTGAGCGCACGGAGTAGGGCATAGTAGGAGTCAGGTTCAACATACATGCTGGGCTTGTTAGCCATCTTTCTGCTCCTTGAATAGTGCGTTTAGTGTTGCTATGTCTTGCCAATCAAGTTCATCCCAGTCAAGCCGGATAACCCCATTAACAGCAAAGATTAGTCGCTGTCGCTGGAGGCTTCCGGCTGGGTGGGGTTTGCTTCGTCCTCGGTAAAGTCCTCGATGTTGTCTAGCGAGTCAATCCAAATATCGAACGGTACGTTGAGTCCTTGTCGAGCTAGTACAGCCCAAGTGAGTACGGCAAGGTCCTCGATGCCGATACGGAGTTGGACATCGTTGCCGACTTCTTGCCATAGATCGCTGAACTTTTGTTTGGTGTGACGTTCCCACTTGATGAAGTCGGCTGGCAAAGTGGTTACCTTGCCAGCGACCCCAGCATGTGAGTAAGTGATTTGGATTTTCACCCGGGACTTCTTTCTGCTACACGGTTGTAGCGGTTACTGTTCCATCTTCAACAACGAATGAGACTGATGCGGTGAGTACATCATTTGCAGCTCCACCTAGTGGTGGGAACACTGGGAACACAGCCATGGTGTACACGGTGGTGGTTCCTGTGGTGCTGCCACACTTGAGCACTGCAGTGATGGATGTGTCTGGTGCAGTGTTTGCGAGGTTCCAAAGAGCCTTGCAGATGCTGTTGGATGTGGTGCCTGATGATGTGCTGTTCCAGTCTTGGTACAACTCGACATCGAGTGTTCCTGACTTTGATACCGTCTTGTAGGAACGGCCTGACAATGTTTCAATAACCTGCTGGTCATTTTCTACAGTTAATGTCGCTGATGCTGCAACGTCTTTGTAATCGACTGAGTTGATGGTCAGGGTAAGGTCATGACCGTGTGCGTAAATGAGAGCCATAGCCCTACTCCTTTGTTGCGGTTAGTGTGAGTGTTACTTCAGTGGACAGGCAATCAACTGGACCGTTTTGTACGAGTCCGGGCTGACTGAATGTACCTATCTGGACGCCTGCAGGCAGAACGTCAAGAAACTTTGAGATAAGTGTTTCGAGATTTGCGATTGATGCTTCGTTATCAATCATGGCCACCATGAGTGTGCACTTGAACGACAGGTTAAGTCGGTTGATTGAGAAGCTGGGGAACTCGATGTATGGCTGACCGGGCACCAGTACGATGCAGGGCACCGGCATGTTTTCTTTTGGCTGTGCGAACACTATGTAGCCTGAACCCTCGAGGGCTGTGGCTAGTTCTTTGCGTGAATCGGTAATGCTCATCCGATCATCGACTCCACATCACGGTAGCGTGAGATTAGACCAGTTACACGAGACAGAATTGAGCGTCCCATGAGGTATGGTCCGGGCTGGAAATCGATGCCCTGAGCCTGTCCACCTGGTACTGTCCAAGCGTTGAACACATCTACTGCGATCATCATTGCTGCAGTGCGTACTGCCACAACATCGTCATAGATCGCTGCGGTTGATAATGCTGCATTCCCCATGGGGGTGTAGTAGTGGGTAACCACATCTGCATGGGTATAGGCACACTGAAACATGATGCCGGTCGCATCGGTTACTGTGTAGGTTCCGTCATAGTCAGTCCCTGTGACAACTACTGACTGGCCTACAGCAAAGCCGTGGCGGCGTACCGTGTAGAACGACATTACATTATTGCTAATTGCTGCGTGGGTAATCCCTACTGAATGTGTTTCTAGAAATGGTTCTAGGACACTTTCGGCAGTCTGAATGATGTCGTCTAACTGCGCATCAGGGTACAGGTCACCAACACCTAAAGCGGTCTTTAGCTCGGTGAGTGTGATGTATCCCATGATGGCTCCTTAGTTGGGGATGGTGGGGCTGATTTTTAGGCCAGCCCCACCCAAGTGACTTAAGAGGACTTTGTGAAGCGACGAACGCCTGTAGCCTTCTTAACAGCGATGCCCATGTAGCCATAAAGACCAATCTGAACTTCACCACTGCCGATGACGTTGACCTGCAAGCGAGTTGCTGGTGATTCGTAAACGGTGACGGCGTTAGGCACAATCAGGAATGCTGATTCTGTGATAACACCTGAAGTGCTGATGTTTGGATCAACGTAAAGGTTCGCACCTAGAACATTGCCGGTAATGGACGAGATCGCAGCGTTACCTGATGCATTCTGTGGTGCAACAGCGTTGTACAGTGCACGGCCCGAGCTGTCAGCGTAGCCAAGAATGGCTGCCCACTGGTCGGTTGATGCAACAAGGTTCTGTGCATACTCGCTTGTGCCCTTAAATGCAGCTGCACCCTCGGTTGCGATGAATGACTGCAAACCTGCAGCAGATGCAGCAACAGCAGTACCAGCGGTACCACCTGATGTGAACGCTGAGATTACTGCAGCATCAGTTGCCTTGGCGTATGCCTTGCCCATCTCTGAAATGAGAGCATCGTAGAACGCTGGATTAGAACGGTCTAGAAGTTCGAACGACACAGTGTTCTGTGAAGCGTACTTCTTGATGTCTACGGTGAGATAGGTGCTGGTCATGCCGGTGTTGCTAAATGTTGCTGCTTCGGTAGCAACTGCAGCAGTCGGTGCAGTACCCATAACTGGAATCGTGAACGATAGACCAGATGATGGCAATGTGCCACGTGAACAAGCAT